TCCCGTAGCAGATGCGGCTCCCTGGTCTCCCGTAGCAGATGCGGCTCCCTGGTCTCCCGTAGCAGATGCGGCTCCCTGGTCTCCCGTAGCAGATGTTCCTTCATCTTTGGTGCAACGCTCTTTGGTGTATTCAATCGCTGCTTTAACTAAACCTGCAATGCTCAACTCCGCTCCAATCTTTATTTTTGTAGAAGCGACTTTGGAGTCATCATTGCTTTTGTCGAGATCTCCGCTTTGTTCCACTTCAAAAAAACGGTTTTCAAAAGGAGGATAGCAACTAAAAATATCCAACGGATACTCGCAAGCATGAAACCCACATTTGCAAACATTTGCTTTTTCGGTCTCATACTCTTTGCCGACTTCATATTGAAATCCACGGCACTTCATGTCTTTATCCATGCCTTTGTATGCTTTCATTGTTATTGCTCCTCCCATTCCCTCTTCAGCCGGTTGATAAAGTAAACCTGTCCTTTGCCGGTGATCTTTGGGGTTTTGGTAATCCGGGTCACGCCAGTGGGGTCACACACGGTCCGCTCTTTAATCTCCATCAAGCCCCGCTCCATGCTGTACTGGGTGGGCATGTTGTAGTCAGTGCCTTTACGCTTGATGAGATAGCCGTTGTCCCGCATCCACTGGAAAAGCCTTTGTTGCCCCATGTCCACGCCGTTCTGTTTCAGCAGCTTTGCAAGCTCACCAACAAGAATAGAGGTGTGTGCCGTTTCTACTGCATCCGCAAAGACCACCTTTGGCCTGTCCTGCTCCACCTTGGCTTCTAACGCCCGGCGCTTTTCCTGTTCGTCCTTGAGGTTCTGGGCCAACTGAATCAGTGTGTCCGGCTTCAGCAGCACCTCCTCCAGCTTGTCCGGGGTCATGTAGGCTCCGTGTTTTCGGATGCTGGGAATAACTTCATCTGCAATCTTGGCCTGAAATTTTTCTGCCGTTTCATTCTTGGCTTTCATGGCCAGGCGGTAGAATGCGTTTTCAGGAATGAAATCTGGCCTTTCGGCAGAAGTGCCGAAACCAAGGTGACCTAAATATCCGTCCACTCTTCTCCACATGACATACTCTTTACCGTCTTTGCTTTCGGTAAATCCCAGCCCTCTTGCAACAGTATCAAGTTTCAAATAAGCCGTGCCGTCCTGCTCGTAGCACTCAATGCCTTTGATAACGGAAATTTCGTTCAATTCTCTCGCTCCTTTCTTATGGCTCCTTTCCGTGATATACTGGGGTGGGAAAGGAAGTATCGAAAATGTCAAACTACCCTATTACTCAAAACACTGTTAAAGTTCTCCGGTTTATCTCAAAACATCAGAATTGCAATTTTGCTCAATTAAAATCCGTTTTTGGCGATCTGGATGAAATGGAATTAGTTAATCTTTGCTTGACTGAATATTTGGTATGTTCTAAGCCCGGACGATTGCCCACCAACTTTTCTAGAGGTTCATTTGAAGTGAACCCAGAAGATTCTTTTTGGGCAACTCCAAAAGCCATTGAGTTTCTAGAAAACCGATTCCGAACTTGGCTTCAATGGGTAATTCCTGTTTGTGTTTCCGGAATAGCTGTAATCATCAGCGCTATCGCCCTTATCGTGTCATTATTGCCAAGAGTGACAGAAGTAAGGCTAATACCGTAAGCCACTGGAACACGCAGCATCTTGTTTTTGTTCGCTTATACAAATTCAAAAGCGCTTGCATTTGTTCCAGCATGTACTGGGCTGTGAAAACTGCTTCACCATCTACATCTATCAGCCCCTTGTTCAATTGTTCTCCCTCCTTTCATCCTGCTTTGGGAGGCTTTACATCTACATTTGTAGAGTCGAACCCCAAAAAAATATCACTCACAGGAATACCAGTAAGTTCGGAAATTCGGCAAACTTGACGCACCGTTGCACGCTGTGGATCTTTCTCAATTTTTCCATAGGTTTTACGGTCAATTTCCAGAGAATCCGCCATTTTCTGTTGAGTGAACCCTGCAAACTGTCTGGCTTGTTTTACAGTAAAACGCAATTGTATCACCTCCTTACGCAAATTATTATAACTCTACTTTTGTGGAGTGTCAACCCCAAAATGAACTTTTGTAGAAAAAAGATGTTGCTTTTTTTCCACTTGTATGTTAATATTCTTTCAGGGGGTGAATCAGAGTGGATATTTCAAAAAAAATATATACTTTGAGAACAAGTTACAATTTGACTCAAACTGAGTTCGCAAAAATTGCAGGGGTTTCTGATAAATCCGTTTCTGCGTGGGAAAACGGTAGTAGAGATCCTAAAGTAAAACCAATCCAAAGAATATGTGACCATTTTGGAATTGATATAAACGCTTTTATAGACAAGGATAACGACGTTTATAAACCTGATTTACCAACTAATGTTATTCCGGTTGAAAACTTCAATAAAGTTCCTTTGGTAGGTCAAATAGCTTGTGGAACTCCCATTTTGGCAGAAGAAAACATTGAAGATTATATAGACGCACCGGGCCACATTCATGCCGACTATGCTTTGACTTGCAAAGGCGATAGCATGATAAATGCAGGGATTAGCGATGGAGATATAGTATATATCCGCAAACAAGAAACAGTGGAAAACGGACAAATAGCTGCCGTTATGGTAGGGGAAGACGAAGCCACGCTAAAACGCTTTTATGTAGAAAATGGCGTGGTCACTCTTAACGCTGAAAACCCGGCATATCCTCCTAAAACATTTGTGGGTGAAGAAGCCGCTCAAATTCATGTGTTAGGGTTAGCTGTGGCGTTTTTGCATCACATGGTATAACACGGGAAACCGTGAAATGTTGAGAAAGAGGGTATTCCGATGTTCGGAAAAAAAGAAAATTGTGTTGTGTGTGGAAATGTTGTAAAGGGGTCGCGTACAAAACTTTCGGATGGCGTACTTTGTAAAGAATGCTTATCAAAATGTGCTCGGGAACTTTCAAAAATTTCTATGTACACTGGAAAGGAAATTAAAGAACACATTCTTTTTATGGAAAAAAGTAAGATAACCCCTGAACAGATAAAAAGTTTCATTCATTTTGGATCGCTGTATGTAAATCAAAAAGATCGGCAGTGGTTTTTCAACCCAAACCCTCTAACTAAGCCAAAGAATCCCGTAGTTTTTGATTTTTCGGATTTAGTAGACTACAGCGTTGTAGAAGATGGAAATACTATACAAAAGTCCGGGTTAGGAGCAGCAGCAGCCGGAGGTTTGCTTTTTGGTGGAGTAGGATTGGTCGCTGGTGGTTTAATGGGGCATAAAGTTAAATCTACTATTAACAAAATGTCTATAACTATCTATGTAAATAATCCTTGGATAACTAACTATACTATCACTTTGGTAAACACTCCCGTTAAAAAGGGAACAATAACTTATAATGCAGTTAAAAACAATTTTGACCAATATGTTAAAATTATAAATACTATTATGGCACAATCTCAAACAACTAGTGCAGAAAATACGTCACAATATTCGCAGACAAGCCCAACAGAAGAACTAAAAAAATACAAAGAGTTGCTAGATTCAGGAGCGATCACTTTAGAAGAATACAACTTAAAAAAATCTCAACTTTTAAATCTATAACAAAAAAGCCGCCCCTATCCAAACGGAAAAGGGCGGCAATTTTATAAAATATCATTGAATTTTAAATGAGTTGAATCTTTTTGTGTAACTCATTGTTAAAAACACGGCATATTTTTGCATATTACAAAATCAAATTGAAGTTTTGAGGGTGTTATTATGGCAAAAGCAAAAAAGCTACCAAGCGGAAACTGGCGTGTATTGGTGTATGCTGGAAAAGAACACGGGAAGCCTAAATACAAGAGCTTTACAGCCCCTACAAGGCGGGAAGCGGAAGCAAAGGCTGCTACATATACCCTAGATAGAAAAGACCGGGAAAACGGCAAAATAACGGTAAGAGAAGCTATAGACAGATACATACAAAGCAAAGAAACAGTGTTGTCCCCGTCTACAGTGAGAGGGTATAGAATCATATACCGGAACAACCTACAATCCATTATGGACTTAAAGCTGGAATCCCTTACCCAAGAGAAGATACAAAAGGCCATCAGCGAAGAAGCCAAAACCCACAAGCCGAAAACCATTAGGAATATACACGGGCTTTTGTCATCGGCCTTGACTATGTTTGCACCTGATATCAGACTGAATACTACCATGCCACAGAAAAAACGCCCAGACTACTACACCCCCACAGATGCAGACGTAAAGGCCCTTCTGAGCGCCGTAGAGGGTACGGAATTGGAAATCCCTATCCTATTGGCTTCTACCGGTTCCTTGCGCCGTAGCGAGATATGTGCCCTTACAAAATCTGATGTAACTGATTTTGGTGTCTCTGTAACAAAAGCTATGGTAAGAGGTACAAACGAAACTTGGCATATCAAAGTTCCCAAGACAGAAGCCGGGAATAGATTCATTCCACTCCCTCCCCAAGTAATAGCAAAACTTAAAGCTGTGGAAGGTGACCAGATATGCACACTAACCCCCGAGCTACTATCCAAGCGCTTTAGGCTGGCTCTGGAAAAAGAAGGTCTTCCCCACTTCCGCCTCCATGACCTACGCCACTATTTTGCTTCCACGTTACACGCTATTGGAGTCCCCGATAAATATATTATGCTGTATGGAGGCTGGGAGTCTGAATCCACACTACACGGCGTTTATGAGCACGCCATGAAAGACAAACTAGCTGCCAATGACGAGAAGGTTATCAACTACTTTTCCAAAGTTATACAACACGAAAAACAACACAAACAAAAACATACCCAGTAAATAAGCGGGCTTTAGCATTTATTCCCCGGGTTCGACTCCCGCCATCTCCACCAACTCAAAATTTGGCTTAATTCCTAGAATCCTAGGTTTCAAGCCATTTTTATTGCCTTTTCAAGCGTTATTTTTTGCTTAAAAATCCAAAAAATTACGCTAAAACACAACAAATCAAAGAGAAATACAACACGAAATACAACACGAAACAGGCAATAAAAAAGCCCCGGTTGTTACGCCGGAGCTTTCTTTATGTTCTATTCAGCTTTCTGCAATAACGTTAAGGACTGCCGGGGCGTTTTTCTGGATCTTTACCTCCGCTTCCAGTTTACTGGTTAGATATTCGGTAATGTCGCCATAGGTTATTTCGATAAATTCCAACGCTTCCTGAGTGAGCTGCTTTTTTGCAACTTCTAAAGCTTTTTGCATCGCAATTTTTTGATTTTCCTCGGTAAACGTGCCGCTTTTTTTGAGTTCATCCACATAGGTCTGGGCCACATAAATGACGGCAGTAGACACGGCCTTGGCGATCTGATCAGCATACTTGGCAAACGTGGCGTTTTCGACTTTGACCCCAAGATACTGAGCCAGGGCCACAAATCCCTTGGAAGCAAAGGCGGCGATCACGGGCACAGCCGCCACCAGTACAGCCTGAAGCAGAGTAGAAAAAAATTCGTTCATAAAGCATCCTCCTTAAATTGGCGGGCTTACATCAAAACCCGAGTTAAAATTTTGAGCTTTTGCGGCTGCGTACTTGATCCCCTCACCATCGGCACTGGTGTTTTCCTCCCGGCTTTTGTCTACGATCCGGGAAAGGACCACGCTGCACGCCGTGCCGATAGGCGTAAAAACCACAGTCCAGCACATGAGTGCTCCGGTATATCCTACACCGATACTTTTCCAGGCAAGGATAAATCCCCCGGCTAGGCCAGCGGCGAGAAAAATAATGATGTATACGGCCAAGCGATTGGTGAAGCCCAGGGATTTCATGTGTTCTCGAACCGGGTGGGGCTTTTCATGGCGGGCCATTATACCTTACCTTCGTTCTTTGCCTGGTTGTAAAAAATCTGGACCAACGCTTCCCTGGTGGTGGGATACGGCCACATATAGTTTGGCGTACCATCCGGAAAAGGAGTCCCGCCGGCCACAAGACCAGTGGAAATGGCCCAATCTCGCGCGGCCTGACTCCAGCTTCCGGCGGCGTTGGTCTGAAGACTTTGGAAATAGTCTTTGATAGCTTCTGTCGCAATCTGCTTTACCTGTGCTTCTGTCATGTCATCAACCTCCTCGATTTTTGTTGCATAATCTAAACTGATCCACCCGCCGCTGGACAGCTTGCCCCACTTACTGGCCCCCGATCCCTGGGCCTCTGCTGTAATAGTGTGTTCCCCGGGGGCGACGGTGCCAGTCACAGGATAGCCCGTCCCAGGACCGGAGCGAATGTTGAGGTCTGTAGCGGTTACCATCACCCGATAATCCACAGGTTTTTCCTCTGCTGTGGAAAGTCCGGGAAGGTCTGCCGTTAAATAGGGAGCCGGATCAATGCAAGAGTCAGAAGTGTTACGCACCTCAAAGTGCAAATGGCTGCCGTAGCTGTTGCCTGTGTTTCCCATGTTCCCAATCTGCTGGCCTTGGGCCACAGTCTGACCTAACTTCACCGTTACGGCGCTCAGGTGGGCGTATAGAGTGCTATAGCCGTTGGGGTGTTTAATCTTTACGCAGTTGCCGTAAGAAGCGTTCCCCGAGCTTCCAGGGGCATTTCCGTAGCCTGTCTGGCAAAAGGTTACGGTCCCGGCGCTATGGGCAAGGATGCCGTCTGTTTGGGTGGTCTGCCAGCCCAGGTCCACGCCGGTGTGTCCGTTTCCAAAACCCCGCGTGATCCGGTTTTCTTGCGTTTGCAAAATTCTGCTTTTCGTGGTGATTCCTCCTTTTGTAAAGCTGGGATAGTCCTTATAAGCCCAATTGCCGTCAAAGTTTTGCCCAGATATATTGAGTTGGTCGGTATACTGCCAAATACCATAGTTTCCTTGATATTGGCACTCGGTGAAGTACTGGGCCACCCATTTATCCCACTGCCCAAACGCGGAATCGGTCAAGTAGGATTGCCACCAGCTGGTGGATGCATACACACCCACATACAGCCCGGCGGCCTTTATCGTGTCGCAAAAGCCTTGAGCAGCTCCAGCAAGATCCCCACCAAGAGTGGAGTCGTCTTCCATGTCAAACCACACGCCATAAGCTGGGATTTTGTTGCCTAGCAGCCGCAAACAGTGTTTGGCTTCGTCAATGCCTCCTTGGCGGTCTTTGGCGTAGCTGTAGTGATACACACCAAAAGGCATACCACCAGCCTGTAAAAGATCCAGGTTTTTTGTGATGCCACTGTCTTGCTGGCCGGGGTAATCTCCGCCAAATCCGGTTTTGCAAATCACAAACTCAATCCCAGCAGCTCTTAACTGAGAAACGCTAATTTTGATAGGACCTGAGATATCCACGCCTTTGATTTGCACTTGATCACTTCCTTAAAATCCAATCTGTGTCATAATGTAAACTACGATTGCTCCTACCACAGCGAGTAGGATTTTGTCCACGATACTATCCCAGCGAAGCCCGGATTTTTTTACTTGGCTTTCCTGCCATGTCACCAACTTTGTAATATTGGTGTTCATGGACTTTAACTGTTCATCAAGCCTGGCATCTCTAGCAATCTGCTCTCGTTGATAATCATAAAAGCTTTCATGAAATTTGGAAGAATTGATCTTCCAATCTTCCAGGTCTTTGATTCGCTTTTCTAGAATCGCGGATTGTGCCAGTCCCAAGCAATCACGAGCCGGGTCAATTAGACATTTTTCACTCATACTACCTCCAGATAAAGAAAAAGGGGCAGCACTTGCTACCCCCTCTCCTTTTGTTCTTTACTGTGCCAGTTCTTCCAGCTCCAATGCAACCAAAATTTCCTTAACTTTGTCTTTCACCAGGCCCGGTACACTCTCAAAAGTGCGAAGGCCCTTCATGATCAAAGTTGCATACACTGCTGCCATAATACTAACATCCTTTCTAAGTAAAATTTTTATAAGAAACAGCTTTAGAGCGAGAAGCATTGTCTCACCCCGCTGTATCTTCCGCCAGGATTTTTTCTACTTCTGCCCGCAGTTGCTCGGGCACATCGTCAATGGTTTTTAGGCCTTTTCGGATAAGTTCTGCGTAGATTTTTGCCATGTGGATAACCTCCTTTAAATTATAGATTCGTATAGCTCAACCAGCGCAAGCTGGAGATCTGTTACCTGCTTTTCAGCGCTGGCCTGGGCTTGCAGGCTTTGCTCGTAGGCTTCTACCAGGCCCAGCTGCAGGGCGGTGGTCTGCTGCTCCGCGTTCTCCTTCATGGCGTTTAGCTCTCCGTCCGTCACCATGCTGGCGTAAGCCGTGACCGCTCCCTCGATGTCATGGTGACCCAGGAGGTTGTATAACGTACCCTTGAAGTTCAGCCCCACGGCTTCTACCGGGACAGCCGAAAGAATATCGCCATTTTCGGCGAGTTTGATATAATTGGGCTTGTCCACGTATCCAATGACTTTGTTGGTGTCGGTGAGGATTTTGTACATATAAAGGCCTCCTTTATGCGGTTTCTATGAGGGCAAGGTTGGAATCTACGTATGCGGTAGAAGGGAGAGTGAAGACGGGGCGGGCACCTCCAGAATGATCACAACCTTGACTGCTTACGGTCCCATAAGAATATATAAAAATAACATTAGTGTATGAACTGATATGAGGGGAGCGTGTCCACTGGTCAACGGCATTTCCATTCATATATGCAGTTTTCAAAGTAGCTGAAATTGGTAACGCAGTACCCTCGACATTTGCGGTATAGTAAGATTCTCCCAATTCTGTTAAAGATGCAATAAAAATGGCATCGGAATGTGTGGTAACAATAGTGCTCTCAGGATCCAATGTACACTGATACGTGGTGTTTCCTATCCACTCTTGAACTTTAGGGCTGAACAAGCCTTTGTAGCTGCTATTCAACCAAGAAAGCATGGTCGAAGATGCCCAGTCATTATCGTAGGAACTGCCCGGTTTTATGACGTTCCATTGTCTCTGATCGTACACATCCTTCCTTACCATCAACACCCGTCCAGCTCCGTTCAGTCCTTCCTCATAATTTTGTTTCGCCACATAAAATTCAACCGGCGCCCCGCTCTCGTTGATGGAAATGAGTGTGCCCTCTGTCAAATCACCCAGCGGCGTCCCCGCCTGAGGAGTAGCACTAACAAAAGCGCCCTCACTTGCAACTCCGTCTTTGTTATAGGCAAACACTGCGTAGTAATAAACGGTGTCGTTAATCAATCCGGTATCCGTGTAACCATTGGTTTGATACTGATTACGTACACTGGAGGATGTCACTACCGTGCCGTCATTAGGCCCAGCAGGCTGGGAGCCGGTTTTTCTCACTAGGACAGTGTGGTCCCACTCAGATACCAGCTGGTCACCGGTCTCGCTCACTTCTCCCTCGGGGGTGGCGTACTTGTCCAAGGGGTCAGTCCAAGTCAGTTCAACCTGGGCGTTCCTGGCAGTGGCGGAAAAAGACGTAGGCGCATCCAGCGGGATTTGCACGGTAGACCCGCCGGGGAACAAGTTCATGACAGGCATTATTCAGCACCTCCCGAAATGTAGATGAGGATGGGCAAATCGACCGTGGGCTGCACCCCGTCACACGTCAAAGTGATGGAGTTCGTCCCCTGGGCTGTGGGAGACATGACAGCCTTTCTCGCTGCGTCTCGCTGCTGTGCGTTGGCGGAATCGTCTAAGCCTACCCAGCACATAGTGTCAGCGTTTATCCCCATGACATTGAGCGTCTGAGTGGGGATGTCTCCGCTCCACCCAGATGATGTCGCTGTGATTACCTGGGAGGTGATGGTACCGTCTGCCAAGCCTTGGAAAAGAGCGTCTAAGGCGCCGGCGACAGTGCTCTGGGAATTGTTGGTGTAGGACACATCTGCGGCAGTTTGGTTTTCAAGGTCCTCCCCTGTTGCCAAGTCCTCAAAGGCGTTGTTCATGGTGTTCACGGCCTCCTGGGCGGCGTTTACCTGCTGCATCAGGTAGTTGTACCCATGCTGCTGGGTAAGGCCCACGTCCGTGCCCGCAGGGGCCACTGTCTGGCCCATTGACCAGTTTTCCGGCAGGTCGGCAGGCAATGGGGTTGTAATCGGCTTAGTCGCCACTTGTGGTCACTCCTTCCTGTACCAGAATCTTGTGTTTGATCACCGTGCCCTGGTCTACCGGCACGAAGATGGTGGACTGGGCCAGCACCGTGCCGTCCGCCTTCAACAGCTGGGCCTGGGTGATGGTTTCCGCCTGGGCGGGCGTTACGGAATACGAAACCTCGCACACATTCCCGGTCACCTGCTTGGTAAGGCTGGTGATGTCAATGGTGCCGTTGAGTTTTACAGACGCGATATCGCTGGACGTGAAAGTTGCCACGTCGTTGAGCAGCGCAGATTGAATAGACGGCATTTCCGGCGTTTTGATCACCCCCATAAGGTTTTCGGTGGCGAAGGGCAGCAGCCCCAGTCCCCAGGCCCCCAGTTTGTAGTTGTAGACCCGCTGGGTCAGGTCGATTTCCTCACTCATCCACAGGGCCGACTGGGTATAAGGCGAGTTCACGTAGACAATGTGGGCGGGCTTTATGCGGTTGATGGTGAAGGCCACTTCTGTGGCGTAGCTTTGGTTCTGGGCGCTGGATTCAATGTAGAGTGTATAATTGGGATAGTCTACATTCACAGTCCATTGATTAGGCCCTATCAGCTCATCCAACTTCTGATACAAAAAAGCCAGAGTAAAAGGAGGTTTGGTGGAAATCCGATTTAACACCCTATCTCTGCGGAAATCCATGGTTTCTGTTGATGGGTTGGCTACAATGTTGAAAATTCCTTCCCATTGGGCAATCGCTGAACTGTCCATTGTTTGAAAGAAAAAATTATCTGCTACTGCTATAATTTCATCTGCCAATGCATCAAAAGACGGTTGTTCAGCGTTCATGACTTCTTGAAAATCAAGAATTTGCGCAAACCAGTCCGGGAGTTGATTCATTAAACTTGTATCAAGCTCATACACTCAGCGTCACCGTCCCTAGCACTGGAATTTGTTGGGTAGTGCCGTTTTCTGTCAAAATCAAATCCTCCGCTGCACTATTAATCTGAACATTAGTTGCGTTTACAACTCCTGTTACTCCCACGATAGCCGCAATAATTTGAGAAATGTATACATTCGCTGCATACTCTAACCCGGTAGATCCCACAGGATTCCCCCAAGACTGGCACACCCCTTGCAAATATGTATTGATTGCATTTTCTACTGGAGTTTGAACTTGTCCAATCTCCGTTCCAGGGGAAAGAGTAAGTTTTGCAGAAACATTTACGGTTACTTCAGTAGGAGCTACAATGGTCACTTGTGCTCCAATAGGAGCTAATCCCAGTCCAAGTCCTTGGTTTGGAGGTGGGTCAATATCGTTTTGCACAGTCTCTACAAGCTCGGAAGAAGCTGGTAAAAAGTTTGAACCCAAAATAGAGCACTTTACAGTTCCACCACCATTCCAGGTAGGATATACTTGAACAGCGCCTACACCATCAATCGCCAAAATGTTGGTTCGATAAGAAGCGATATTCCCTCCAAAAGGTCGCTCGTTCAAGGCCGTGATGATTCTTTCACGAAAAGCATTGTCTGTTTCTGTGTCATCACCCGGAATCAAAATATCTGTAATCTGCGCAGAAGCGAGACCGGGAATTGCTGTAATTGGAAGAATCGCTCCTGTATAGTCGTTTCCAATACTCCCAGGAGTTTCGGCTGTTAACTGATATTGGTTTGGAGTTTCAGTAGCAGCGGTGACAGTAAAATTGATTGCATCTGTGCCAATGGTCGAAAATCTGGATCCAATGGGTACCGCTGTATTAAACACGCCCAGCCGAACAGCTGCAGAGGCTTGATATCTAGTCAGCCCAGCAATCACACCAAGCAAATCCAAAGATTCTCCAACTGCCGTTTGAATAAACGCGGATTGCTGCACTTGATCAAGAGCAAGATAAAAGCCCTCCAGCACGTATGCTGCAGGGCCTAAAGATGTTTGAATGAAAGATCCTTGCCTTTGATCATAAGT